GATCGTTGACCAGCGTGTAGGACACAGGCAGCGAGCCCACCTCCACGCCCAGCGATTCGCGGCTCTCGTCCCCAAACAGCGCGTGGAGCACGCCACCATCGACGTAAAGCCCGAACTCGAGCTCTTCATCGGACCACAGGCTGTGCGACAGGTTGCCCGCATGGATCCGCTCTTGACCGCGCCGGCGGCGCGGCCAGCCCGACTTGTCCAGGTCCACGTTCTGGGCATCACGAAGCGCGATCGCTGCACCGTCTTCGGTGACAGGTAGCCCGTCCTCGCCCGCCACGTTGTTGATACCCGCCGGCCAAGGACCCAGGGCGCCCAGCTCGCGATCGCGTACGCCGGCCATCAGAACCACACCGGCACGGTGCCGCTCAGCGGGTCGATCTGGAGCGTTTGCAGCGCGGCCGCGGTCGGGGCCGGGCCGAAGGTCGCTTCGAACATCGACAGGTTGCGGTCGGCCAGCGAGGTGTCCTGCTGCTCGCTGTCCTTGCGGTTGAACGCGCGGAAGCACGCCCAGCGGTGCAGTACGTGGTGGTGCAGCGGCTCGATGACCGGCTCGTCGCTGGGACCTTCCATCACCTCGTCGTCCGCCGGCACCCGCCACAGCTCCAGGCGCAGCGTGTCCTCTGCATCAGGAATCGGCGAGAGCGTGATCCTGCGCTGCTGACGGTCACGGATCAGGAAGCGCGGCGTCCCCTGCTCGGTTCGCCATGCGCTGCGGTGGCGCTGCAGGTGGATCGACGAGGTGCGCAGCAGCGCTTCGTCAGGACGGCTGACCAGATAGGCGCGGCGGATCACCACCACCGACGGGTGCAGCGTGTACGTGGCCACGCCCGGCTGCAGCCGGATCACGCACATATCGCTGCGCTCGGACTCAACCAGGCAGCGTGTGCGGACCGCCACCTCGTGAACTGCCTCGTTCAGGTATTTGGTCAAGGCGGCGTCGCTGTAGAGGTATGGCGGGACCTCGTCGTCCAGCTCCTCGCGAACGTTCGCGAGGAGCTGCTGGAGCGTGAGCGCTTCCACTTAGGCCACGCCCAGGTGCTTCTTCAGAGCCTTGACCGTCGTGGCGCGCTGGTCGTCTTCGGGCTTGCTGAGCTCGATATCCAGCGCGCGGCGCACCACCGCTTCCTGCAGACCTCCCGCCTTCAACTCGGCGGTCAGCTTCTGGAACGACAGCGCGTTGAGGTTCTTCGCGGCCTCTTCCAGGTCGGCGGGCAGGCCGCTCGGGACGGTGCTGTCCGTTGCCGAGGAGGTTGCGGTGCCGCCGTCGGGTGCGCTGGTGGTGGTGGCCACGGACGGTGCGCTACCGGAGGAACCGGTGGGCGTGCTCGTCGGCTCGCCGGTCGTGGCGGCAGGCTGCTGCGCCACGGGGCGCGCGGTGGTCGGGATCGGCGCCGCGGCCGAGATGTAGTAGCCCTCGGGAATCCCGAGCAGTCGCTGCGCGTCTTCGAGGTTGCTGACCTCGCACACGTGCTCCGACTCAGGGTTGGTGGGATCGATGGGGGTGAAGAAGTAGGTGCCGTTGGCCAGCTCAACCGGGGCTTTCGGACGGTGGAACCTGCATCCGATCAACATGGGATGACTCCTGTAGCGGAAAGGAAAAGGGGCGGCTTACGCCGCCCCTTCGGGGGATGCCGGACTAGCCGGCGGTCAGGACTTCGCGAACGACGCGCAGCGGAACACCAGCTGACCGGCAGCGGTGGCCGGCGCCGTGTTGAGCAGGATCCAGATCGGGCGATTCACCTGCGACACGCCCAGCTTGTAGCCGGGAAGGTGCGTCGACAGGGCCGCGCGCTGCTCGGTGTTGGCGACGACGGCCAGGTCGTTGACCACGGTGTTGTCGGCCGTCGGCGCATCGCCGATGAAGATGTCGACGTTCTGCGCGGCAAGCACGCCGCCTTCCGCGAGCGCGAAGACGGACGACAGCTCCGGCGCGAGCTGGTGGTTCGCCGGCAGGTCGCCGATCTTCACCCAGTCGCCGTTCGCCTTGCCGGCTTCGACATCCCAGACGTGGTCGTTGAAGACCGGCTGACCTGCGCGGTCGGCGGTCGCGTATGCGCCCGAGGTGGGCGTTTCGAACTGTGCCATGTTGCTTCTCCTTCAGGAGGATGAGGGTGACCCCGCCCGGTGCTCTGGGCGGGGCGTGGTGCCGGACGTGCGAACCGCTACGCGGCTCAGTTCGGGTTGACGGCGTACGTGTCCAGGCTGATCAGGCCGAAGTCCTTGCCGTTGAAGCGCGTCTTCTTGGTGCCGAAGATCGCGCCGGCGCAGATTTCGATGTCGTTGCCGTGGTCCAGCGGGACTTCCGACCAGTCGAAGCGGAGGCCACTGCCCGGGGAGCCGAAGGCCAGAACCAGGGCCTGGCGGCCGAGGAACAGCGCGCGCGCCGCCGGCAGGTTGGTGCCGGCACCGTAGTCGTTGAACCGGATCGTGGACTTGTGCTTGTGCAGGATCGTGTTGCCGATCATGCCCAGGTTGTCCTTGAAGATCGGGTTGCTGGCACCTTCGGCCGCGGCCGCCGCCTTCTGGATGTCCAGCCAGTTGCCGGCATCGGTCGACGTCTTCAGGTCATGCGCCTGGAACGGGTGCATGACCGTGACGAAGTGCGAACCACCGGCGATGGTGATGGGCTGCAGCTCCGCCGTCTTGGTCGCACCGCCACCCTGGGCGGCTGCCTTGGTGTTGGCGCGCTCGATGAGCGCCCGGCTCATCTTGCCCGCGCTGGTCAGCGTTGCCTTGCTGGTGCCATCGCCGAACAGGATGTGCTCCGAGTCCGGGGCCTCGAACGGGTTGCCCGCGCGGCCGGCGTAGTCCAACGGGAAGTTGAAGTCCTCGTTGATGCCGCGGGCGCCCGAGCCATACATGAAGAACAGCTCGTCGAACGTGCGCGCCCAGAACTCGGTCAGGCGGTTGCGGCCGACCTTGCGCAGGTCGTGGACGGTGCGCTTGCGGCTCATGCGTCCGCCACAGCTCACGGGCTTACGGGCCTGGTCGATGAAGACCTTGTCCGTGAAGAAGTCCAGCTTCTCGCCGCGGCCCTCGGCCTTGGCGTCGCCTTCGATCAGGCCACCGCCCAGCTGGACCGACAGGTCATAGCTGATGGTGTCGCCGGCTTCCTGTTCCAGGTCGGTCTGCAGCATGACCGGCATGCCCGTTTCCGAGCCCTTGCCCATCATCTTGCGGGTCCAGTAGGACTGCTTCGAAACCGACACCATCAGGTCGGCCGACCACAGCTTGCGTGCCTTGGGGTCGTTGAGACCCACGATCGTCTGTGCCATTTGTACTCTCCAGAGTCATAACGGCACTTCTGCGCCTCGGTCGGTTGCCCGCACTTTTGCGCGGGGTTTTGAAAGGGTTTCAGCCGGTGCTGGGCACGGGCTTTCGCGCCAGTCGCTGCATCGGCGACTGCGCCGGCTGCTGTTGCTTATTGGCGCTGGTGATCGTCACGGGCAGAGCCGAGTCGATCACCACGCGCGAACGGCGCCCGCTCTTGCCGTCGAAGCGGATAGACGCGCCCGATCCGGTCGGAATCAGCACCACGTCGCCGGGTTCAAGAGTCGTTGCGAACTTGGGCATTGGCGTCAGCTGTTGACGAAGCTGCCGGGGAGGCCGGCGAGCAGCTGTTCGCGTGCCGCATCGCTCATGCCCGAGAACTTGTCTTCCAGGTCCTCGATGCTGTCCGCGTCGGCCATCTGGTCCACGGAAGAGCGTGCCAGGGCGTCGGCGCCTGCCGGTACGGCGCTGAGCGTGGTGGGGACGTCCTTCAGCGGCGGCGTGCGGTCCGGCTTCGCGGGCACCGCGGCGGCCGCCGGTGCCACTGCAGCAGCACCGGCCTGCAACATCCCTGCCTCGACCAGCTTCTGGCGCGCGCCGGCGAACAGATCCCAGTCGGTAAGCGTCCGTCCCGCCTGGGCTGCTTCGTTGACCACGTCCTGCATGCCCGCTTCCCAGGCGGCGAAGAGCAGCTTGTTGCCCGCGATCGCGGCGTTGTCCGGCATCGCCAGGAACTGCTTCTGCAGATACTCCCAGGTCTGATCCTGGCTCTGCTGGTTGATCTGCTGGGCGAGAGCCGCGTTGCTCTGCTCCACCTTGATGGTGACCTTCTGGTCCTGCAGCTGGTCGAACTGGGCCTCGTAGGCTTCGTCGTCGATTTCGCCGGCGGCATGCTTGGCTCGCAGGTCCGCGAGGCTGGCCTTGTTGTCGGCCAGTTCCTTTTCGAAGTCGCGCTCCTCCACCTTCAGGGTGGCCACGAACGGCTGGACGGGAGCGGTGCTCGCAGCCGCCGGAGCGACCACGGGCTCCGCCGCAGCTGCAGCGGCCGCGGCCGCGGCCGCCGCTTCGGGCGTCGTCGCGGCATCGGCACCAGCGGCGGGCGTGGCCTCAGCGTTCTGGGCCGGTGGAGTGGCGCCAGCCGCCGGAGCGCCTTCGGCGTTGGCCGGCGGAGTGCCGTCGCCACCGGCTGCCAGCGCTTCGCGCTCGGCGTCGGAAAGCTCCAGCTCATTTCCGGCCAGGGCGTTGTTGTCGGGGGAATGGTCAGGCAGCGATTGCATTTGCGGGTTCTCCGGGGGGTGTGGTGGTGCTGAGCAGCCGATCGGCCGCCGGTGCCAGCGGCAGCAGCAGTTCGATCAGCTCTGCAACGTTCAGGGCTTCGCCCTTGGTCTTCAGGCCCAGCGACTGGACCTTGGCCAGGATCTCCTGCTGCTTGGCCTCGTCGAGGCCGACCTTGGCCATGCGCTCGCGCATGCCGAGCTGCCGTTCCTGCTCCTGCGCCTGCAGCTCGCGCTCCTTCCGCTCCAGCTCTTCCGGGGTCTCTTCGGCGCCCGAATCGGACTGGCCGTTGAGCTTGCGGATGCGCTGCACGACCTCGTCCTTGATCGGCATGTCGGTCATGTCGATGGCCAGGTCGAGGAGGTTGAGCGCGATGTCCGGCGGCAGCTTGCCCAGCATCTCGAAGAACTGTTCGGCCGCGGCCTGCCGCATCGATTCGCGGAAGTCCTGCTGGTCGACGATGAAGTCGGCCTGGTTGGCGGTGATGTCGTTTTCCACGACCCAAACGTTCTGCAGCGTGTCCAGGCGTAGGCGGTTGATGACGCGCCAGTCCAGGCCCTTGCGCTCGCCCACGATGCGGAACTGGCGCTCCTCGGTGATGAACTGCTCCATCAGCGACAGCGTCTTCTCGCCGCTGATCTGGATGCCGAGGCGGTAGTTGTCGAACAGCTCGGCGGTGGTGACCGAACCTTCCTGCTGCTTGGCCAGGATGGCGCGGCCGGACTGCGCGTTGGTCTCGCGCCCCAGCAGCTCGCGATTCACGCCACTGCCGTCGTGGATATGGGCGGCGTCGAACTCCAGCAGCAGCATCTGGGCTTCAGCCACCTCCAGGTTGCGCTCGATCTTTACCCGGTTCCCGGATAGCGCACCGGGCCGAAGCCTGATCACGCCGTTCGGCTTGGCCAGCTCCTGCTTGATGTCCTCCAGGATGTCCGGATCGATGGCGTCCTCTTCGTAGAGGAGCTGGTTGGTGCTGAGCGCCCAGAGCAGCTTGCTCATGCGCTTGTTCAGGTCTTCCTGTGCGTCACGGATGCCTCGCACGACGCCGTATTCCATGCCGTCGCGGTTGCGGCGGAAGCACCAGTACGGGGTGTAGGGGAACTTGCCGTGCTTGTACGGGCTGCGCTTCAGGCTGAGCAGGCCCTCTTCCGTGAAGATGGCGCACCACATCTCCTCGGCGACCGCATCGGTCAGGCTGTAGATGGTGTCCGGCTTGCCGGCCATCAGCTCCGCGTGGGCCGCGGCGTGGTTGGGGTTGTTGGCGTCGAAACGGTCGCCGTTGAAGGCGCCGCCCCAGATCCGCTTGTGGGCGACCGGCTTGCGGAACCAGCATTCCAGCAGCCGCACGCGCAGCCTGCAGCGGGTGTCCAGAGACACGCGGCCGTGCAGGCGGCGGCCGACCACCTCGTGGCCACGGCTGTCGTACCGGCGAAAGACCTGCGGCAGGTCCATCTCCTCGTCGTACCAGCCCTCGTCGCCGTGGAAGTGGTCCTGCGCGGCGCGGTTCACCAGTTCGATGCGGTCCGGGAACATGGCCTCGGCGTAGTCCAGGTCCACGAACTTGTCGCGGATCAGGAAACGGCAGTCGGACAGGTCGAGCGCGCGCGAATAGGGGTCGCGGCGCATCTGGTACCAGGGCACGTGCATGCAGGCCACGGGCTCGCCCTGCCCGTTGGTGCGCACGCTCTCCTCGGTCCACCCCAGCCCCACGATCGCAGCATCCTTGAACGCCATGCTGCGCGCCCAGGGGACACGGTTGGTGTCGCTGACGTACTTCATCAGCTCGGACTTGACGCTGGCCACCTCGACGTCGTCCTGCGTGCGCGGGTGCACGACACCGTCGATGCGCGTGCGGCGCTCGGTGCCGATGATCCAGTCCAGCGCCATCTTGATCTTGTTGTACGTCAGCGGCGCCTGGTGGCGCGCCGCCAGCACCTGGCGGTCCAGGTCCGACCACTGGATGTGGTCATAGAAGTCGTAGTCCAGCAGCTGCTCGACGCGGTTGTCGAAGTGCGCATCCAGCGCCGTGTACCAGAAGTCGAGAACCTTGGCGTGCGTGCGCAGGCTTTCCGGGCTGTCCAGCCAATGCTCCACCTCGCGCTGCGGCGAGGTGGCAATGGCCAGCTCGGCGTCGCCAGGCTCGCGGCTCTGGTCGCTGCGTACGTTCTCGATACCGTGCATCAGTTGATCCGCTCGCCGTTGACTTTGATGGTCAAGCCGTTACGGGCCATCTGGCCCAGCCATTGCTCCCGGGTCAGTTCCTTCGGGGGCCTGTGGTTCTTCACGTCGTCACAGAACTCCAGAATCGCGTCGTGAATGCGGTTCCGGTACATGGGCACGTCCATGCCGTAGAGCGCTTCGGACGCATTCGCCAGACGCCCCACCATCTCCCCGATCGTGTGGTGGCGGCCGCGGTCGGTGTCCTCCGGCCGGAACAGCCAGAAGTCGCGGAACGGCACGATGTAGGCCGGGCAACCGCTCTGCGCGTGGCCGGTCAGGGGATTGACTGAGTCGACCTTGCGGTTCTCGTTGCGGATGTAGAGCGCGGCATCGTCGTTGCCATCCACCACGATGTGCGTCAGGTAGAGCGACAGGTCGCCCTTCTTGCCGCACCACACGAACCCATCAGGCGCCAGCTCGGTACTCACGCGCGCGCTCCCATTGCCGCCAAGGCAATGTCCAGCTCGTGGCGCAGGTGGTTGGCTGCTTCCTCGGGACTGAAGACGTGCTCGGACACCACCGTGTCGTGATTGCGGCCACCGGGCAGGTAGTCGGCGAACTTGCGGGCCTGCTGCAGGTGCAACAGCACGACTTCACCCACCGATGGGCCGTCATCGATCTCCGCGGCCAGCGCGTGGCCCGACATAGCGGCGCCCATGCTCAGTGCACCTGGACCGCGAGCTCGGCGCGCAGCGTTGCCGCGATCCGAGGGTGGGTGGTCTCGATCTCGTCGGCAATGCGCGTGCGCACCTCACGGGTGGCCAGCTCCACCATCTCGTGCGTGCCGCGGTAGTCCACTGCCGCGGCATCGCCGTTCTTGACCATGAACACCAGGCCGACCAGCTCGCCGGCATCGTTGGCGGCCAGCAGCATGCCGAGCAGTTCGTCCATCTCGTCCTTGGTCGGGTGATTTCGTTCGCGGGGGTCGACGTTCACGCTGTTCTCCAGTTGTCCTGCGGGGCTTGGCTCGACGAACCCACGCGCCGGCCAGAGCTGCTGACATAGCCCTGTGCGCATTGGCGGATGGCGTCGGCACCGTTCGATGCCCAGTTGTGAAGGGGGAGGTCCGAGAAGGTCTCGGTCTTTTCTTTCCATTCCTTCTGGTAGCGCCGCAGCGCTTCCA